CCGCAACTAATTTTCCCTCGGAGTGCTTCACGCCCACTCCGTAGTAAAGTTGCACGCGTGATCGGCTGCCCCCCGGTGGTCTCGACCCGGGCCTAAGCTGCTGTGTGCTAAGTGGGGAGGAATTCGTTCCTAGAAAGTGGCGTTCGCCCTAAAGGATTTCCACTTGCGAGACTGCCAGCATAGTTTAATGTACCTGTGCCCCAAGCTTCTAACATTACCCAACTGCTCAAAGACAAACTTAAATTGAACGAACGAGATTTTGGAAGTACCCCACATGGATCCGACTGGTGTGTCAAGGCTCTTCACCCCAGCGACCCTATAACTGAAGTACGAGGGATTCCTGACGAGTCTGCAATCCCTAGCATGTTCATGAACTACCAGGCTGTGTACACTGTCAGCCCGACTGCAGGTGCCACCGGAAGTTGGAGGTTGGATGGTCAACTAATTCCCAACCCCTTCTCATTCGGTGCGTGCATGTATACGGACTCTGCAGGGGACCACAGCATGGAGTTTGTGAACCCACAAATCCCTGGCGCTGCTCACCATGAACGCCTGGTGGAATTCCTCGCGAACTTCACACGGTGGAGGCTGGCCTATGCCTCCGTCACCATATACCAGGATGGCCCTGACCTTGCAAACCAAGGTACTGTGGTTGCCTGCCAGAAGCCAGTTAGCCCGTTGAAAGTCAACATATCCATGTCCAACTTGGATGGTCTGTACCACAACACAACGGGGTTCCATAGTGCGTTTCACCTGGATAGCTCAGACTTACCCTCGTATGAGAGCTCTCAGTCCATGCCCAACGCCTACTTTGGCCGGTCCAAGGATGGCATCTACTTGCCCCTCAAATTGACAAGGACATGCCAGAATTGGCGCTCGGCCCGCGATCTATGCTACCAGGCCACAGCCTCTGCACTTACACCTTATTCTAACTCGCTCACTGGTGGACAGCTCACAATTCCTTGGAATGTGAACGATGATGCCACTGGTCTCTACCCTTTCCTGTCTGTAAATGACCTCCATGAGAAACAGGAAGGTGTGTCTGACGTCGCGTTAATTGGCACTTTGACCTCTGATTTCTGCAATGACAACTGGGGAGATTTTTCTTTCCGCAATATGGCGGTGACAACGTCCCTGTCCCTTTTCTTCAGGTTCGGCTTCGAGATGCAGCTCCAGCCTCACTCCCAGCTGAGCCCTCACTTGAAGTTGTCGCCCAAGCATGACCCAACTGCTCTGGATAGTTATTTTGCCATCAGTCGCGAACTCAAGGATGCATTCCCTGCTGACTATAATGATCTGGGCAAGATCTGGTCAGTAATTAGTTCGGCAGCCAAGACCGTTGCCCCCTTTCTTGGCCACATACCCGTTGCCGGTCCCCTTCTCAAGACTGCCCTCCCTGCTGTTGCCGGTCTCGGTGACATGCTTCAGACGGCGCTTTCTAAGAAGGCTGTAAATAGAATAAACCACCCAGACATCGGGAGTGTGGCTAGTGCTGCTGACAAAGAGAGAGCAAGAAAAGCACTTAGGAAAAGCCGTAACAGAAAGGCGGTGCAGAGCGTCCAAGGATGCCCGCCTCGAACTGCGCCCCCCAAAGGCGCCCAAAATAAGCCTGGCCGTAAGTAATTAGCCGGGCCCGCTCTTGGGGTAGTGAACCCACGGTTTCCCCCCGCAGGGGATATGCCGGAGAACCGGCTGCTTTGACTTTCAAGCAAAGTCTGACGCCTCTAATTGTGGATATGCTGGAGAACCAGATGGCTTAGTCTTTACAGAGAAAGGCGGCTCCCATCCCATGGGATATGCCGGAGAACCGGACGATTAGGCTTTTTAAGAAAAGCACGCTCCCCACGACTGGGGAACCTTTCCAAAAATTTGGAAACAACAACCACAATGCAAGCAAAACCTATGGCCGTTCAGCTAAAACCTTCTGGGCCCGTACGGACGGGAACAACTCAGGGGGGTGGCCTTGCAGGAATAATTAAGCCTGCAGGTAAGGGCGATCCTATCTGTCCAGCCGTGACGAGGCTGGGCAGCCAGGCTGGGTCGTCTGAAGCCGGTTCATGCCACCGGCCTCCCAAATGGGAGATGTCACAACCCACCATCACTACCAACTCCACCAAGACCCCCAACAAAAATAACCGCAAACACCACATGACGCCTCTTGAAAAGGCGAAGCGAGAGGTTTCCAGGCTAGCCCGTCAGGCCGACCGCCAAAAAGAAGAGCGCAAAAAGATTGTTCGAATGCGCTCGGCCTGGAAACGTGACCTAACCGCTGAAGGTGTTGAGCCCAATCCTGGCCCAGGCAGGGTGGGGCTGTGCCTCAAAGCTCTGCGCGAATGCAGGCACCCGCCGCATCCATGCGGCCAAAAATGCCTGGTGAAGATTAGGCTAAACTGCGACTACCGGGCCTCTACCGGCAAGCACAACCGGGGACCGTGCTGTTACTACCACGCCCCGCAATTTATATTCGACAATTTCGACGGTGCACCCTACGTCTTCGAGGGTGGTCCTATCTGCCACAGAATCTTTGTTGAGGACGGCAGGGCAGCTCCGCAACTGAGCTCCCTGCCGAGCCCAGCCAGCTCTCCGTCCCCCCGCAGACTCAACGTGACCCGTCGTCCTCCAGAACCAACCACTTCCTCCTGTGCTCCATCTGCACTGACGGCTCAGAAGCTCCCGCCGAATAAACCATGCCCTCATGGTGCCCCATCCTCCTCGTCGGACAAGGCGGCTGCCCCACCCGAGTTGACCGTTCCCAAGGCGACTCCCCCCCCCCCTCTGTGGCCCCCGGACAAGGGCAAAGAGAAGGAGACGCTGTCGGGCGACCTCACCCCGGTCCGGGAGCCTACTGTTGATGAGAAGGGCAAGGGCAAACAAGAGGCTTGTGCCTCTCCCCCGCTATTTGAGCCTGAGTCCCCCAGATCCCAGAATGATCACTGGGCCATTGACCTCAGTGCCTTCTTTGACTCCAAGGAGCCATACACAGGCCCTCCTGGTGCTCTCCCACCTTCTACAAGTGGCTCCTCCCAGGAGCGAGACCTGGAGGCCCAGTTGCCTCCACGCCCCAAGCGCACGATTTATGCGCGCCTATTGGCTGCCTTGGGGTTGGTCGACGAGGAACCTTCTGCTGAGCCCGTGCCTGCTCAAGAATCCGTTCCTCCTCCACCCGTCCCCACTCAAAATCCTCTTCCCCCACCGCCCCCCGCTCCGGCTCCCCCATCTGGCCCCACCCCTCCAAATCCCCGCTATGCAATAGACGGGCCCGTGTTTGTCAACGCGAAGACGTCCATCGTCGAGAGGATCGTGAGGTCATTGCCGGCTTGGGCGGTTAAATCAACAATTGTCACCGACGATCATGTCGAGCACCCCACCGAGGTGGATAAGAGGCCTGGCACTGTATTCACCGCCGGCCTCCGCGTTGGCTCGGATGAGAAGCCCGTTGACTTCCACATCCGTAGGGCCTCTCTCACTCAAAATGTGAGTGAGGTCGGTGCCCTTGCGGCCGCCGGTGTGTTCTGGTCCTCTTCTGTCCTTCCAATGCTGGCCCCAATATTGGGGGCCCCTATTGCGCCATGCATGGCTATTTCACTGTCGCTAGCCCTCCTGGGCTCAATCACATTGTGCGCCGCCCCAATGATCTCTACTCGGCGCAAATACACTTACCTTGCTGACTGGATGACCACCCTCTTCATGCGTGAGACCAGTCCCGAGGACCTGCGTATGGCAGGCCTCGTACGCATAGGGGCTGCAGCCTCGTTGAATGTTCCCTCCGAGGATTACGCTAGCCTTGCACGCGACACGGTTGACCTGGCAGTCCGCTCTAAGGAGCTGGGTTTTCCGTTGTCCCCGGTCGGGAGGCCGGGGTGGTTTTAAAACCCGCACGGGTTGCCAAAGGTCAGACAATGACCTTTGGCTACCGGGTCAGCGACATTAAGCTCTCTACGAATGCCGCTGATGAGAAGTGCGAGCTCTCTGTGCCCCTTTACCGGGACGTCAAGCCCAGACGCATGATGTACCGGAAGTTGCCTTACGGAGCCACCCCTGACCGTGCCCCCGCCCACGTGGACACAAATGACATTGAGACCCAGGTCGCTGGTCTCAAACACCGGATCTGCCGCCTTACGCCCTTTGTGGCTGGCCAGGACACCACTCGCCTCCTGGCCGAATTTAACAAATTTGTGAAGGACTGGTGTGCCCAACATTTGGAACCGCTCAACAAGATCCCTGACTTTGAGAGTTGGTTGGGCTCCACAAGCTACCCGTTGACACGAAAAGACCAGTTACGGAAGATTTTTGAGGACCTTCATGGTGACGCTCCCACCCTCAAACAACGTAGAAAAATCGCGTCCTTCATAAAAAGCGAGTGTTACCCCGAATTCAAGCACGCTAGGTGGATCAATAGCCGCAGTGATCATTTCAAAGCTTACTCGGGCCCTTGGTTTAAGGCTATTGAAGAGAGAGTTTTTGAACTGCCTTGGTTTATAAAACATGTGCCCGTGCCCGACCGGGCTGCCAAAGTTGCTGGTCTCATGAGGGAAGGTGCGCGTTATTACGCTACAGATTTCACGTCCTTTGAAGCGCATTTCCACCCAAAATTCATGGCCAACTGCGAAGGGATCCTATATTCTCACATGCTTCGCATGTTCCCAAAACAGCGCCGCATAATATTAGAGACTATATTTGGCATAAACCACGGCCGCACTAGGCGGGGCGTTTCTTTCCGCCTTAAGGGTCGCCGTATGTCCGGCGACATGTGCACCTCCCTTGGAAACGGGTTCTCTAACCTGATGATCTGGGCTTTCCTTAGCCACAAGCGTGGGGTCACATGGGATGGCTTTGTCGAAGGTGATGATGGCATCTTCGCGGTCTATAAGGGTGAGGGTCCCCAGAAGGAGGAGTACACTAAGCTGGGCTTCACGGTGAAGATTGAGGAGGGCAATGACCCCAGGATCATGTCATTCTGTGGTATCATTGCCGCTGACAATCAGAACCTAAGAGACCCGGCAAAGTTTCTCAATTCCTTCGGATGGACATCGTCCCACATCTATGCTGGCCATAAGGTTTTGTGTGAGCTATTGCGAGCCAAGGCCCTTTCCGCCGCATATGAGACACCTCACTGCCCCATCATCCGTGCCATCGCCGATCGTGCTCTTTACTTAACGCGCAATTATTACCCGCGTTTCGTTGACGACGGCTACCACAAGCTCCCCGAGGACTCCATTCCCCCATTCGCCCCCACCCCCACCACCCGGGAAATGTTTGCGCGCTTGTACTCCATCCCCGTGCCCGTCCAAAGACTCGCTGAGGACAGAATCCGCAGTGGATGCGACCTCCGCTTTCTGGATACCTTAATCCCCATCCATCGCGATATTGTCCGCTTCTCCAGCTTCTTTGTCGAACGGAAGTAGTCGGTGGCTCCGACCCTCCAGGACTCCGCACCCTGGTTGTATTAGG